CTTCACTTTCGTTAACAATAACTTTAATAACTTTTGTGTTATCAATCCAGAATAGTTTGAAGTTTTCTGGATCTCTTACAAATACTTGATCACCGTACTTGATTGTATTACGGAAGATTTTAAATGTTCTTGTTCCAAATTCGTTTAGTTTACACCATTGTTGTAATTGTGTCTTTAGCAATTCTACTTCGTGAGGAGTTGGATCCTCAGTAAATGCTAGATTGAATGGTGTATCGTTATGTTCGTTTTTCTGTGTACTGAACTCTGAAATGATATCTAAACATGCGTTAATTTCAGCATCAACGTCCATCATTTCATATTGATTATATCGTTCAATACGATTTGGATGACCAGTATAGACTTCTGGAAGTCTACTCATGTAGTTTTTATAGCCCATTTCATGGTTATTCCAACCGCCGGTTGATGAACCATTTTGTCCTGGGCTACTGTTCCAGGCGCCGGCATTGCTATTTCCGCCACCGATTGGACTAGAGATACCACTTTTATTCGTAAAACGTTTTTTGTAGGTCATAATATTATCTAGTATTTAGTATTAAGCCATAGCTTTTACTAATTTGTCAGAGTAAGTATTTCCCCTATCTAATCTATCAATCATATCATCCAATTTACCTGCAAGCATTTCCATAATTTCTGCATTCATTGAATAAATTTCTTTGATTGTGTTAGTAGTAGATGATGACGATGATCCTGCTATTTCAGTTGTAGCAGGGGTTTTACCCAATTGTTCTAAAATACTATTAGGACTCAATGGTGTTATAATTTCATTGCCGTGCATTTCTACAGGATATCCTGATTCAGGACCGTTAAACATTCCACCTTTTTTAGCTTTTAATTCAAAGTGAACTGGGTCCTTGAACCCCCTAGTCTGTTTCATTCCATACTTGTTCATCAACCCCACAGCAGTAGGATCTCGCCACTGTTGTATGTCTATTGCAGCGCCTTTCTCATGTTTACTAGTTCCCGGTCTTGCAATTTCCATTCCGGATGGACCTATACCAGGCCGTTCGGCTTTCACCGACTCGTCCCATAAACGTTTTTGATCAGCCGAATCACGTTTAGCACTGTTTACTTGTATTTTTTGTCCTGTAGATTTATTATATTCTGCTGCGGCACTTATAACCGCTTTTTGTAACCCAGAATCCAATGCCTTAAAGGTTTCTAGTGTGCCACTTTTACCTGCAAATGTTAATAACTTACTTACATCACTGATAGGTTCGGTTGATCCCATACTTGCAGTGTCAGGTGCTGCTGCCCTTGATTTGTAAGCACCCATAGTTCCTGCGGCAGTTGACGCTGTTGATGTAGGAGGTGCTGCTGCCGGTCCCGCGGCATTAGGAACACTCAGGTTCATGCGTTGCATTGGTGCTGCCGGTGCCGGTGCTGCTGCCGGTCCCGCGGCATTAGGAACACTCAGGTTCATACGTTGCATTGATGCTGCCGGTGCCGGTGCTGCTGCCGGTCCCGCGGCATTAGGAACACTCAGGTTCATGCGTTGCATTGATGCTGCCGGTGCCGGTGCTGCTGCCGGTGCTGCTGCCGGTGCTGCTGCCGGTGCTGCTGCCGGTGCTGCAAACTTTTTGTTATAGTCAGCAACTGCTAGAGCCGCAATTTCGCTTCTTGCTTTAAAACCTGCTAACTGTTTTTCATTTAAAGCATCACCCTCGTTGAATAATCTTTGATACTTTTCAATTTCTGCCAGTGTTCTTTCATACTCTGGTAATTTTTTTAATTTTTCATCAGCCTCTAGTTGTCCAGCCAAACCACCACTGGCTTCAATAGCAGCTACATCCGGGGTAGTTGCACCTTGCTCACCACCAACACCTCCACCTGCAAATTTGTCAACAGCATCTGAAAATGTAGTAGTAGCACCTTGGAAGGTATTACTAAATGCAATCAAACGATTATCATCAGCAATAGCAGCTTTTTGTTGCTGTTCTCTTAACTTATTAGCATCAGTGGTTGCTTTATCAGTTGCCTTTTTCTGCTCAACTAAGAAATCTTCAAAGAATTTGTTATATTCTGGCGTACCTTCTGTCAATCCCTTTTTAGCTGCTGCTTCTCGCACAGCAGCTTCTTGATTTTCTGCTGCCCTAGCCATGTCAGCAGTTGCACCGTATTTTCCGCCTGTCATTCCTGTATCTGCACCGGTTGCAGCAAGTGTGCTAGCACTTCTAAGAGCCGCTGATTTAGTTTCTTTTACTAATTGACGAGTTTGATCAGTTTGTGATCCTATATTCTTATCAAGTTTATTTAAAAAATCATTACTATATGTTTGCCGTGCTATCACAGTATCTTTATCCGTGACTGCACCCTTTGATGCACCTAATTTAGCAATTCCGGCACCTTCTTGTGTTAATCCTTTTGATATTAACATTTCGGCCATCTTTGCATAACGACCTAATCTTTCTGATTCTGCTTTGTCACCTTTTTCTTCAGCGACCATCTGAGCAGCACGTAATTGCTCTATTGCCATTACTGCTTTTCTGGCATCTTCTTGTTCTTTGCGACTTGTGCCTAATAATGTAGCAGTTTTGTCTAATTCTTCTAAGTACTTTCCTGCACCAGTTGCTAACTCAGTTATTGTTTTTCCTTGAAGCAACCCTAATCGTGCTTGCAAAGCCATGTACTGTGCTGTTTTTTCTGCTTGTTCTTCAACTGAAATTCCTAAATTACGAAAGTGACCACCTAAAGAAGAAGTCATTTCACCAGTAACCGATGAAAACTTATCTACCCCTGCGGCTGCACCACCGGCAAACATACTCATTTCTTTTTGACTATTTTTAAGTACCGATGAAAACTTATCAATATCTTTTATTGCAAAGCCTGCTTTGTGTGCATTTTCAGTTAGTGCAGTAAGACCCTGAGAACCAACTAGACCAGCTTTACCAATATCCATATACGTGTCGTATAGTTTATCTTTAAGCGTATTGGCATTTTCTAAGTCTTGTGCTGCCTTTTCTTCTGCTTGGGCCCCTAAAAATTTCTCCGCGGCTGCCGTCAAACCAAGTGTTGCTGCTAATGCGGTCAACCCAGTAATTACCAAACTGACTGGTCCACCCAATGCTTTCAAACCAAATGATGCCATTATTGCAGAACTTCGCATTGCAAGAAGACCAGCGGTAGTAGTAACTAAACCAAACCCTAATTTTTCATAGAAAGCAGACTGTTCTTTCATCTGCTTTGCTTCCAATCTCATTCTGGCTATCTGTTGGCTATTTGCTAGTTTATACCCATCTGCACCTAATACTAATTGCGTATTGTACGCCATTTGTGCTTGAAAGGCACTCTCTATTCCTTCTTTCCATTGATTAAATGCCATGACCCCATAGTCTAATCCAGCGTTTAATGCAGTAAAGGCAAGATTTACTTTTATAGCTCCGTTAGCAGTAGCACCAAATCGCTCAGTTGCGACACCTTGGGCTGTTGATAATAGCCCACTAGCCGTTGACATTTGTGACATCGCCCCAGCAAATTTAGAACCCTGGTTCTTAGTACTGTTAGCTTCAATTTCTCTTTGTCTATTTTCTTTTTGATATGCTTCAATAGAAGCATTTTGTTCTTTTGTTAAACCAACTATAGCATCACGTTGATCTTGTAAGTTACGTAATTGTTTTTCAGTAGCAGTGTTTTGTTCTTTTTGTAACTTTAGTGTTTCAACTGATACTCCTTTAGCATCAGCTTCTGCCTTAAGACCTTTTTCAATAGTTTGATTTACTTCTTTTTGTAACGCAATTCTCTTTTTCAGTTCATCATCATCATCTTCCAAATCCGTAGTAAGTTCCTTTATTTTAAGACCAAACTTTTTAAGTTCTGTTTCCAATAATGATTGTGTTCTTTCAGCATCTCTAACGGACGATTCTGATGCATCCATACCGGTACGTATAGAAGTACCTAGCTGGTTAAATAGTTCAGTTAATTTAGCTGAGGCTTCTGCGAGATTTGGATCTATATCTGCCATTTTATTTTATCCATAAATTACACTTATAAATAGTGTATATGTATTTATTGTTTATAAAATACATAATTTTGGAGAATACACAATGAACAACCCACTAAGACAATATTTCCGTAGACCTGCGCTATATGTTACTTTACCTAGTAAAGGTACTTTTTATCCTGAAGGATCAATTGAAATGCCAGACAACGGTGAATTACCGGTGTTTCCAATGACAGCAATTGATGAGATTACTAGTAAAACTCCAGACGCATTATTTAATGGAGTTGCGATAAGTGAAATTATTAAAAGTTGCGTGCCGGCAATCAAAGATCCATGGGCTATGCCTAGTATGGATATTGATGCTGTATTGATTGCTATTCGTGCTGCAACCAATGGAAATGATTTGGAAATATCATCTACATGCCCTGCATGTGAAGAAGAAGCTACTTACGGAGTAAATTTAATTGGATTGCTATCGGGCATGAGTTCAGGTGATTACGCAAGTACATTAAACTTAGGTGATTTAAAGATTAAATTTAGACCATTGAATTACAAAAATATCAACACTGGTAATTTGTCTCAATTTGAGATGCAACGGGAAATTGCAGCAATAGAGATCATGACCAATGATGAAGAACGTAAAGAAAAATCTAGTACCATAATGCTTAGAATTTCTAAAATTAACGGTGAAATGATGGCTAATAGTATTGAATATATTGTTATACCTACAGGTGAACAAGTGGATAATAAAGAATACATTGTGGAATTTTTAGAAAATTGTGATAAAAATACATTTGAGAATATTAGAAAACACATAGGCTCTCTACGGGAAAGTTCCACAACTAAACCTCAGAAAATAAAATGTATTCACTGTGCCAATGAATATGAACAACCACTAGCATTGAATGTAACTGATTTTTTCGGTTAAGGCTTCTATCTCTTTCCCCAGAAGGGGTACAGAAGCTACTAGACGGTATGGAACAAGAGTGCAAAGATATTAAGAAAAATGCGTTAAAGTTTTCTTGGTATCTTCGAGGTGGGGTATCATATGAGGACGTATTAAATATGAGTCCAGATGAACGCACGGCATTAAATCAGATAGTAGAAGAAAACTTAGAAACAACCAAGAAAACTCAATTGCCAGTCTTTTAATTATTGACGGAATTATTCATTTATCAATTTTGGGTTCTTTCAATAACAGATGAACTAGCGTTCATCTAAGAACTCACTGCGTTCGTTCTTTGTTTTTACGGTACTTCATTGTTTATACTTTGATTGGATCAAAGTATATATTGCCGATTTGAGAGCCATGGTAGTGCAAATTTGCACTACCGTTGGATAAAAGTGTGTTTGCCACGACCGTCGACCTTTGCCATCTATTCCCCGTATAATCACCTATTTCTGACATTATACGCAACCGGTTGTCCTGTAATGTTTTTGGGACTGTAGTGAAGCTGCCAATGTCTTTCAATTGGTCCTTCGACAACGCATGTTCTATATCCGCAAGATAGAATTGAATATAGACTCATTGAAGGTTCGCTTTGACGAGAGCCTTCTCGGTTTTCTATGAACATTGCTGTTCATACATACTCCAGAATCCGTCAGCACAGCACAATCTGTACAAACTCAAGGAGGACTCACAAACTGAGCCAGCAAATTGTTACTATATATTAATTGTTAATTGGGAATTATTTTCTATTGACTTGGTGTCGGTTGAACTATATGATTTTAATAAATCAGTGTTATGTAAGAAGAAACTATCAAATTCAAAAATCATCCAGTCTCCGTGTTTTTTTGATGTGTAATAAGTAAAGTTATCAGCAACCCATGTTAATTTGCTTTGTACAGCAATATAACGACCTTTCCGATTAAACTTCATAAAAATAATGTTCAAATCATTAGGGTCGGCTACATCCATAAGTTGCCCGATCCATGCATCTATTACTTTACTTTCCCCCGTAAGCAATAGATGAAAAGGAAAATCAGCATAGCTTTTTGCTTCGGCGTTAAATCTAGTCCAAGTATCAGGGGGGATTATATCACCCTTAAAGGACTTGATTTGATTTTCACTAAGATGCTCTTTTCGGTGCGTATTAGTACCGCCTATATATGCACCACTATGCGCCGCCCTCACAAATGAATCACCATACTTAGTTGACAAAAAGGTTGCGAGTTCACGCTCAAAGGAGTTACCTTTATTTTTACTTTTTGATCCACTCATTTAATGCTTCCTTGTATAGTTCAATTTCATTGTGTATTCTACTTATCAGTTCATGATGGCAATTCAATTTTTTAGATAATTCTGTATACATTCCTCGGGTATATTCTTTTTGTTCTAGTTCTCTTATAATCTCAACTTTTAGTTTTGGATTAGTTCTACGAATACTAGCCAAAACATATTTTCTTTTGGATTCGGTTGACCTAATTTTTCCTCTAAGTTGATCTGCTCTACTCTCAATATGTTCTTTAGTTTGTTTAACTCCGGTTCGTTGAGAAGACCAAAGTTTTTTTGTATCTTCAGAAAATATATGTCCCGTGCTACCCTTTTCTCCCCCGTCAGCGTAGTTTGTTAATAATCCATTGCCTTTTATAATTCTTCCATATTGTTCAATTAATTGTTTTTCTTGATTCAACGCATCAGTTTCAGTAGGATGCTCTCCTACTATTTTTAATTCAGGTTCAAGTCCAACTGATCTTATTTCTTTCAAAAATTTCTTTTTCAAGGCATTAGCCCCGGCATTTACATTCAATGTCGCTTTCAATCGTCTTTTATTGCCCTTGCCCACATAAAATGGGTTACCGTTTCTAGTATCATACAAAATATAAACAAACCACATAATTCACCTTATAAAACTTATACATTTATTTATCATTTGTGTAAGTTTTATACAGAATTATAATGTTTCTGTGGAAGTACTGTATTGTGTAAACCCATTTTCTTTTATAACTTTCAATACATTTGGAACTCGTCCGGCTAATTCTTCTCTATGACTAACAAGCCAAATAGATTTCTTTCTACGACGGCTCATGTCTTTAAGAATAGCAATAGCGTTTTCAACACCCATTGTATCTAACCCACTATCAATCAATTCATCAATAAACAATGTATTGATTGGGCTATACAAGTTCTCCCATACATCACGAAACGCAAAACTCAATCCTAAAATCAAACGATTGCGTTCACCACGACTTAAATTATCAAAGTCAAGTTCTCTGCCTAATTCTGTAATCTCAACTTGTAAATCATTTTTAAATATTACTTGATGTGGTAATCCAATCTTATCTAAGTAATGTGTTAACCTACTATTCAAGTATGATAGATTTTGGTCAATAATCTTTTTACGAACAAAGCTATCTTTGCTAGTTAAAATATCAAGCAAGAATTTCTGATGTTCCATAGTACGTGTTAACCTATTGATCTTGTCAAAGTTAATCTCTTGTAATGCTTGATTCTCCATCTCGGCAATTTGTTCATTATATGGGTCAACATCTTCGCTTTTTCGTTCAATATCTTTAATTATATTAGCAACTTTACTACGATGTTCAATTGCCTGCGATTCAGTATCATAATGTGTTTCTGGCTGACGCCCCAACGCAATCATAGTATATTCTGCTAATTGATCAGCAAAGGGATTAGCTTCTAGCTTTTTATCTTCAAAAACTTTTTTTAAGTTACGCAAGTCGCTACTATGTCGTATTGCTTCAGCTTCGGTTTTATACAATGGAGTAGGTTGCAGTCCTAGTTCTTTGACTAGTAATGCATTTGCAACTAATAAATTTGCTAATTCAGCAACTTGCACACGAGCATTGGTTAACATTTCTTGCTTGTCAGTTAAGACCTTGGCATGACTCTCATCATGAAAGTCTTGTCCACACGCATAACAAGTATGATCTTCTAATGACCCTACCTCTTTTTCAAGTTTAGAAATTAATTTTTTTTCTTTTTCTATACTTTTGGTTTGGGTAGCAATTGTACTAGCCAGAGTATCTTGTGTGATAGACTCACGCAGCCACTCATTTAACTTAACCCATGTTGCTAATTCAGTTTCAATGTCATATTCGTTTTTAAGTGAGTACGAAACCCTTGCTACAGAAATATCACTGTCATGTTTTTGTTGCCATGCAGTTGAACGAGCAATTAATGCATTGTATGCATCTTGTTGTTTTTTCTTTTCATTCCAGACTGACAATTCTTTATGAGCCTGTAATTCACTATCAATATTAATGGTAATCAAACGTTGATAGTCAATAGCAAGTTTTTCTAAATCTTCATCGTGTTTCATTTTCCACAGTTTTTGTCTACGTTTAGTAGATTCAATTTGTTCTTTTACCCGTTTATTGGCTTCTTCAATAGCTTTTACATTGAATTCTTCTTGCTGAATATCATCCTTGGTATTCTTCAGTTGTTGTTTAATTGACTCGGCTTTTTCACTAAGTAATGTGATACCCAATAGTTGTTCAATGATATCCCGTTGCTCATTATTTTTAAGAGCAAGAAATGGTTCAGAGTAAGTATTCAACGCTACAATATGCCGAAACATGTCGGCACTCATATGAATTACTTTTTCAATTGCAGATTGTGTTTCTTTATTTTCACCCTGTGCGTCATCATTGCCTTTTTGCAAATCACTATTCACATAGAATCGTAAGATGTTTGGCTTTCGCCCACGTTCAATTTTATAATCTATACTGTTAACACTAAACTCTAGTGTTACCATCATGTTTTTGCCATTGGTACGATTAACTAGATTATCTTTACGAATACTGTTAATAGGAACACCGAACAAGGCGTAAGATAATGCTTGAATCAATGAAGTTTTACCCGTACCATTACGAGCACCATCACCACCTAAGTCTAAGTTCTCACCTAGAATAAGTGTTAGTTCTTGCCTATCAAAGTTTACTGCTTGGCAAATAGCACCTATTGATAAAAAATTACGGAGAGTTATATTCTTAAGAATTATCATAGATTGTTATAAATTTCCAACAAGATTCGTTTATCAAAGCTATTGCTTTCAATGCTATTGATTTGGTCAATAATGATTTGATCTACTGATTCAAATCGTAAATCACCGCGACCTTCTGTTTCAGTCTGTTCTACTTTCATTGGTATCAATGTCATCTCTCTTAGTTTATATTCAGGTATAAATGTTTCTCGTAAAAAATTAGCTTCCTCGTAACTTACGTTGATATCTAAATGCACACGAACATGACTATCAATCAATAGCAAGCCTTCTGGGTTTTCTAAGATATCGCTAAGTTTATGCACACGAAAAATAGGTTGACGAGGCCAACTATGAAAGACAGGCTCTTGTCCCCATTCTAGCATCATCATACCACGTGCGTCATCACCTGCATCAGCATAGTTATGCGGGAATGCATTTCCAATATACCAAACATTAGCTTTGCTTTGGCGTTTATGAAAATGCCCAGTAAAGACTTTATCAAAGCCCTTCATGTGATCTGTGTTAATCTCGCCGTGATCGGGCATCTCTATCATTGCATTCATAAAGAATCTAGGTAATTCAAAATGACCAAACAAATATTTACCACTTAGTTTTTGAACTTTTTTGTAATCGTCCTGAACCAACCAAGGGCTGATGCAAACATCCCCTTCACTGAAGAAATCATTGACAATTTGTACATTTGGTAAATGTTTAGCCCACTCAACGCTATGAATGTCCCTGCGGTCACGATAATAAAGATCATGATTGCCTGGTATAAAATATACTCTATCAAAGTTAGCATTTAATTTCTCCAATGCTTGCAAACCAAATTGCAATGTATGTATGTTAATACTTGCACGATGATGATTCCAGTCACCTAAGAAAAAACAAGTTTCACAATTTTCTGCTTTGGCTTTAGAAATAAACCAATCAATGAAATTACTACAGTCTTGATTATGTTGTAGGCTATTTGACTTCAATCCAAAATGAATATCAGTTAGGCAAGCGGCTTTTTTAAAGAGATTAGTCATCTAGTTAGTATATAGTAAAAGTCAATGTGAAATCAATCGCATTGGTAAAATTATTCTTCGTAAACAACCGAACTCATTCCAGCACCCAGACCCTGACGAGTCCAGCTTGGATTAAGTCCATTTATTTCTAAGATGTCATCACGGATATTTTGATTTCGCTTTTCAGTATTTAAAACACGACAGAAACTATTTGTAATTGCTGCGGTATAGTATGCGAATGGATTAGCACTTTTAGCTTCATTGAATCGTAAACCAACATAAGTTAATTGTAGAATAGCACTATTACGCATTTCGTCGTTATATGTATATCCGCGCCAATTGTATTTCATGGCATATTTTTCACACATCATAATATACATACGGGCAAGTTTATTTGTTACCTGCCCATGATCCTTGCTGAATTCTCCGGTTTCTAAATCACCTTTCCAATGACTTTTGCCCACGCAATAGAAAGTGTTATTGTTATCTATTTTATAATGTTGGAATGGGGGGAAGTTTACCTTGACATGAACCATGTCATCTACTTCTGCTTTAGTGGTAACGTCTTCTAAGTCCGCAAAGATTTCATCTGGGTCGGCTTCTTCAAATTCAAATATATCTTTTGCTGTTTTCTTTTTAACTGTTTTGCGGGGAACTTTTGGAGCGACCGGTACATGATCCCAATTCATTACACGAAATACCAAATCTGTTACTAGGATAGAT